AACCTATAATAATATTCTGAATTAGATGTTACATTGTCAACACCATGTAATGTCAAAGCAGGTGATTCGACACCGTTTATAAAATAGGCACTGCTACTTCCATCTCCATAGTAAGGGTGTGATGCTGTTTTAGTTCCTACTGTAACTGTAAATTCTATTGGTGCTGATGAACTTCCATAACGACCTGCATGTATATTAGCAGAACTTAAATCTAAAGTTGATGCACCAACATCACTTAAAAGAACTGATTTAGAGGCTGGTATTGTACAAAAAATAGTTTTTGTTCCAGCACTAAAGCTAACAGCACTATCACTATTAGAACTACTAATAATTGTTGTTCTTGCTATTGTACTAGAATCACTGCTTAATGTTCCTAAACCTACTTCAAACTCTGCTGTTCCAGGAAGAGTAATAGCATAATAGGTCGTGTTAGAGTTACCGATCCCACTACTAAAAGTTTCAAAACCAGTGACTGCACCACCTAAACTTAATGTTCCCGTGCCTGTTGTAGTAGTCGTTTCTTTTACTCTGTCGTTTATTACAAACGCCATTACTTTAACTCTATTGTTAAGTTATTTGCATTAATTCTAAATATATCACCAGTTGATATTGTTTTACTTGCATCTAAATCACCTATAAAAAGAACATTACCACTGGCTCCTACTACATCTAAAGAAGCATCTAGATGGGTTGCTATGAAAATATGACTTATCACATTACTCCCACTAGTCGCTTCTGGAAATTCAATAGACGCAGCATTTTTTATTGTTTGTGTGTCAGCGGATTCAGAAGTTAATGTCCACCCAGAAGCAGCGACTACTTTTCTTGTATAGCCCCCAAAATTAGCTTCTGTAATTGTTGGGTCTCCAGATTCACCTGTTGTATCATTAAAGTTAGATACTGCTGTTGCAAGTCCAACATAAATACCATCTCCAGGTGAAGCAAATGTTACTCCTCCCTGTGCTGCGTTGCCTTTAAATAGAAAATTTAAAAGTCTATTCTCTAAAAAAGTGGTTGCTGCGTTTGCTGTTGCCATTTTTTACTCCTATGTTCTTCTAGACTGAGGTAACCCTCTTCTGTACGCATCTGCGTCTTCTCTTGCTTCAGCTAAATCTTTAACTCTTGCTATTGTTTCTAAGAATCTACCATTATAAAGATCAAGTAAATCTTTTTCTCCTTTTAAATAGACATATGCTTCAAACAAGCTACCATAAAGTAAAGCAAAAGGAGCATTTGTACTCAACCAAGTTGTGCCACTGTCTGCTCCTGCTGTTAAACTAGTAGGTCTATAAAAGTAGTGAAGTTCTATTGCATAATTACTATCTGGTGTAGGACCTACAATAAAATTATCTACATCAAACCTTGCATAATATTTAGGAAGACCTGTAGTTGAAGAAGAAGGGGTATATTCTCTTATATAGTTTACATCTTTTTGATGCAAAAAACTTTCTGATCCAGATGTTGTTATTTGTAATGAAAACGATGCTAAATAGTCAGAAGGAACGCTTAAAAATTGATCAGATGAAGTAAAAGCACTTGTAACATTTTTTCTAAAATATTCTAAATCAACTGTTTTAAAAATACGCTCTTCAGTAGCTTTAATAAAATCAGGCAAGTGAGTTACAAATGATGTTTCTGCATTATCAGTATAATCTTGTATCGCTGTTTTTAATGTTGCTAATGTAAAACTCATTATCCTACCACCGTCACTGGACCTGCTGTTACAATTCCTGCACCACCTTTTATACTGCCTGTAGTTGCTGTTTCACCATTGGCAGAAAAAGTATAAGAATCATTATCTACTTTTGTTATACTATAACCTGATGCCTGTTGTAAAACAGATACGCTAAAACCATCAAAAGGGGAAACATTTCTAAACCTTACAGTATCTGAAGTAGACCTTCCATGATTAACTTCTTTAACAGTAATAACAGCAGAACTTGCTGANCCTGAAGTAAAAGGNTTTAANTNTAATANNCTTTCTATNGCTACTTCAGNACGATCTATTCTAGAGTTGAACAAAGCTTGTGGTTCAAAGGGTGGCTTTCTAGGAGTAAGCTGAGGGTGCTTTTCCTCATACTCAGAACGATGGACAATTGAGCCATTCCACTCTTTTACCTTTTCCCTAAAAGGAAAGGCAAATCCACTACGGTCGGAAATAAATTTAGCTTTTTTACCAAGTGCAAATTTCATATCAATCCATAATAAGTTGTACTAGGGGTTAAACTCAAACTCGCTCTATCCCTATCTTCAGCAGCAGCTCTTTCAAATTCTTCTTCATACACTGCTTTTAATATTTTAATTCTATCTGGAGCTCTTTTCATAGCTAAATAATAAGCTAATCCTGCTGTTAAACAAGGATAAAACCTAAAAGGTACATCAACAGTATTCACAGAGGCATCAACATCTTGTATTCTAGTTAAAGCATCATAATTAAAACATCTGTACTGTTTTCTGGAGCTGACCATATTTTTAAATTAGGTGTTATTTGTCTGTCTAAGAAAAACTGACTTGGTCTACCTGTAGTCGTTTTAGTAGGTAAATTAATATAATCATCCCTACTTATTCTGGTCATGCTAAAATCTGTGCCACTTCTTCTAACAACCATACTTAGTATATCTATTACATCAGCACCTAATGTGTAATCTACATCATTAGCTGTAAGAGCCTGTGTTCTTTGAGTAATAGTCCATTGGTTTAAGCCTCTGTTAGCCCAGTCTGCAAATAATAAATTCATAGAACGTCTGGCTGTTCTTAAATCGTAACCTGTGCGAACTTCAATACCACATCTTTCAAATGCTTCTTCAATGTATTCAGCTACATCTATTTCAAAATCTACAGAACTTGAAGTTGCCATCTGTTAAGCCTTTTTCATTACTTTTTTCTTTTTACCCAACTTTTTAAAGTCTGCTCCTGTTATTTTATTTCTAGGAGAAGCCATACTAGCTAACTTTTTTTGTTTGGGAGATAATTTCTTAACCATTTACTTTTCCTTTCTGGGTCTTCCTCGACCTCTCATTGGTTTTAACTCTGATGAGCTACATTGGCATATCTTTGGGAAAAAAGATGAAACCCATTTATAAAATTTTGTTACCATATTTAAGCCTTTTTAGTTACTTTTTTCTTCTTTTTCTTTTTAGGAAACCCTGCTTTCATATTGGCATAAGCTTCTTTAGAAATAGTACTATTCTTTTTTGATCTAGAAATACCTTTTTTCTTTCTTTTATTAATATTCGCATATAATCCTGGTTTACTCACTTGCTTCTCCATGTTTCCTCGTGTCATAGCCATTAACACTTCCACCTTTTTCTAGATTGACGTAAACGACTATTTGGGTTTTTTGCAGCTTTAGGGAACTTCTTCATTTGACCTGCCGATCTTGCACAATAAGACTTACGTCTTTTTGCAGCTTTACTTCCAGGCTTGACCTTCCCTGTAACAGCAGTTTTTAATTTACTTCCAGGATTTGCTCTCCTATAAGCAGCAACTCCTTTCTTAGTTAAGCCAGCTCCACTTTTAGTAGGTCTTTTATGTCCAGACTTAATGGACATTTTAGGCTCTTTAGCCATTATGATAGAAACAAAGTAAGTTTGTTACCACTTCCAGTGAACCCATGTATATATGCTCCATTTTCAGCTAATACCCCTGCATCTGGAATATTTAAAGTATGTAGTCCAGTAGGAAAACTTTGAAGTAGTATAGTTGCTCCACCTGATCCATCTTTAACAGTTAAAACACCAGCAGAGTTACCAAAAATTACAATTTGTCTTATTCTTGATCTAGACGGACCAACGACGGCTGCACTATCACCCTGATCGTGATTAAATGCTTTTACATCTGAACGACCTGCCATATAAATCTCCTTATAAAAAAGATGGGGGTATTAACCCCCATAGATTAAGCTTCGTAACCCATCAATTCAATGAATAACTTACCTGCTGTGTAATCTGCATCTGTTGCAGCACCAGTCGTTAGATATAAAAACTCATCTGCTGCAGGAACACCAGTAAAATAAACCTTACTTCCAGTTGTCGCATCACCTGCGTTAACTAATAATGTTTCACTTAATCCACTAATAGCACCATCTTCAACACCAGTACCTTCTGTTGCAGAGTGTACGTTAATGTCAGGATCACCACCAGCAGGAGCTTCAAAACATTCCATACTACCTGTTAAGATTGTACCGTTTCTAGCTGCTGTGATTTGACCAATGTGACAAACTAAAGATGTGCCGTTTACACCAATAATGTCACCAGAACCAGTTGATCTTAAACCTGTTAGGTCAATTAATATTCTAGTTGTGATAATACCACCACTTCTTTGTACGGAAGTTCTGTAGATAGTTCCAGAACCTGTAGTAATACCAGTTCCAGCTTCTACTGCCATTGTATTTGCGTCAAAAGATGCAAATCCAGCAGTAGATATAGACATTTGAGTAGTTTCAACTCCTGTACCTGTTGCAGTAGCAATAGACGAGTATCCACCTTCGGAACGTAAAGTTCCTTTAAAAGTTGTATTAGCCATATAAACCTCCTATCTGGCTTAGTCAATCACACCATTGTGATTGTTAGGAATAAAATCAGTATTACACAAAAAAAGGCGACACGCAAGTGTCGCCTTTGATTTTAAATTTATTTGCCTTATACTCCAGGAGATCCAAACACACATCTTGGGTCTGAAACACCGAAGCTATATCTTTCACGAGCTTTATATCTGACGTTACCTGTATC